TAAGACCAGCTAAGACCGAGCCGCTAAAGTCTACACGCCGCGCGGAGCTTGCCGTAATCGATGATAAACTGAGCCGTTTCGGTTCCACGGAGCCGCCGCAGTTCAGCGGCAACGGCGCGCTGTTGAGCGAGTGAATACTGAGCCAGGGGAGGGCATGACCCTTCCCTGACTGTCTGGCAGCTAGAAAGCGCCGTTGTTGAGATCAGAAATAGTATCGTCAACGGTTTTAGGGGCCATAACGACATTGGTCTGTTGTGCTTTCAGTTTGGCTTGCAGATCCATACGACGTGTAACTTCCTCACGCCGGCCTCGATCATAAGCGTCAGCAATTAACATTTTAACGCCGCCGTAGAGCACCGTTAAAAATAAGCCAATTAAGATAGCAGTTGTCATGCGCCCGTGACGTTAAAATCTTTAGCGCCGATAAGACCAATAGCAATTAACGCTGCCTGAAGCGAAGGCCAGTCAAGCGTCTTGGTCTGCCACGCGTTGAAGAGAACACCAACGAGCGTGAGGATTCCAGGGATAGAAGTTTTCCAATTCTTAATCATTCAATTGTCCTCCTGAAGTAGATGCCAAGCATAAAAAGCAATTTGGCTCCATACGCTATCGAAGCTGCGGCAGCGACTGCGTACACTATATACGCCAATCGCGGATCCATTAGTTACAGTTCTCAGGTTGCGTTACTGTGCAATCAAAAATATATTTAGCCGGCGCGCAGCCTGACAGTAGAAGGCAAATTAAGATTATCCGCATAGTGATTTAATCTGTGCTTTGACGTCTGCGATACGTGCAGACCATCCTTTGCCAAACGTAGACCAGATCGATAGGGACTGCATAAACGCCAGTCGCTTGTTTGTGACGGCCATCGCGACGTAGGTCTTGGTGGCTTCTATGGTCGCAGGGCCAATTACGCCGTCTTGCGTAACGCCGACAACAGCTTGCAAGGTCTTAGCTGCGCGATTGACCCCGCTGTTCACAGCATAATCGAACACAGCAAAATCAACGCCAGCGGGCAGAAGATCTCCAGAAATACGATCCCAGTATAGGTTTTTGTAAATCGCCGCAACTTCCGAATCAGCAATAGCACGAACGCTTTGCGTCGGGAGCTTTTGCGACTTCCGCCAGTCATCATAGACTGCTTGCGTAATTCCTTTATTCGTTGGGCCACCCGGATCTCTAGGATGATCGACATAACCGCCCTCGTATTTAAGGACTTGCGCCAAGCATTTAGCGTAATTCTCTTTCATCTATCTGCCTTATGGCTAACGATGTCTCTAATGGTGTCGAGCTTGACGAATACTTGGCTAAGTGTCGTATTAAACTCATCGCGGGTAACGTAGCGGCCAGCAACGAGCACTTCGATCTCGCTGACCTTTTCAGCTAATTCTTTATCTGCGCTCTGCAAATCTTTGACAGCGCCCCAGACGGTATTCAATACCCATCCGCCCAGGACGCCGATCACGCCAACGGCGACATCAAAAAACACTTGATATTCAGCCATTGGTGTCATCTCGTCATCGCATTAAGGGGTTCTTCTACCATCGCGTTATAACCCCTCTGTGCCGCGAGCATTTGAGGACTACGCATGACCGCCGCAGCGTTTTTCATAACTTGCGCGCGTTTCTCTACCGTGGTCTTCATTTTACGGCCAGCCATCATGGCTTCGCCTAACAAGACCGCCATAGCTTTTGGATCAAGATTAGCCATAGCTATTTTAATAGCTTCTTGTTCGCCTACCTTACCTTGAAAAGCCTTAAAGACGCGGGTGGCTAACACAGCGGTAAAATCTGTAATAACTTGTGGGATTCTAAATGATGCTTCTTCACCAATTTTAGCAGCTTTTGGCCCCATCTGCCCGCGCCAAGCAGCTAAATCGGCGAACTGTTCTTCACGCTCCAAATCACGCGCAATATTTTTAACTAGCTCTATTTGTTTAGGCTCAAGTATCTGATTCAGATCTTGATAGCGCGGGGCTGCATCTATCGCGCGTTGGATAGTTTTAGGCGCATCTTTAGCCGCAGCCTTGACAAACGCCCGCCCGCGTTGCTCACCTTTCATAACGCCTTCAAGCGTATCTTTGAGATAAGACAACACTTCTGCTTGGTTTACAGGCTTACTAAGGCGTGCATATTCAGCGCGAGCGGCAGCGTATTCAGGGACATTGGAATCAAGCCAATTAACAAAATCTTTACGCGCCGCGCGTAACGCATTCAAATCCATGCGCTCAATTGCAAATTCTCTTGGGCCTTTTGTTATTATTCGATCCATAGCTGTCTTCATATTATGAAGATCACGGACTGAATATTCAGCCATTGTTGCAGGCATCTCTCGCGTAACTGGGCGTCCAAACTCATCTAAAATTGTAGACGCAACAGTTTGTGCAGGGGCCGTTTCGCCTATCTTAAATGCTTCACCTTTATTCTTAGCAATATCCCGCGCAACGCGTGCAACATCTCCAATAACAGGACGTGACATTAATTCTTGCAATGTCGCATCTTCAGGCACTTTTATCTTTTTAGCCGCTTCATACATCGGCGCGGTTATACCTTCGCGTTTTGCACGCGCGGTTTCAACACCTTTAGGGCCACCTGCCGCAGTTTCAAGCGCTTTTTGTCGTGCGGCTATATTTGCCTGTTCAGCCGCGCGGAATTGATCTGGCGCTTCTTTCATCGCTGACATCAAAAGGCCCGCAAAACCTGTGGACGGGACTCCAGACGCAACAGCGCCGGCAGTAGGTTGTGTCCCTGGAACAAGCTGCGCTTGAGGCGAACGTAATGCATTAATTATAGGAGCGCCTTTATCGCCAACGGCTTGCTGAAGCGCATAATAGCGAGGCGCAGCAATACGATTAGCAAACTCAGTCCCTTTAGCCATCAAAGGAATTGCAGCATTTTGAATGCCGCCTGCGGCTAACCGCAATGGATCAATAGCTTGTCCAAACTGTTCAAATGGATGCGCGGCCTGAGATAAACGCGGCGCATTTATTACCGCACCGCCGGCTTGAAGGGGCTGCGCCAAAGCCGGTGTCCGCGCCGCTGTGCGTCCAGCCGCGCGAAGTCCGCCTCCAATACCACTAGCGATCATAGAAAGATCAGCCATCGTTCCTACAGGATCTGTGGCAATAGCTTCTTTCCAGCCGTCTTCTGTAAAATATCGAGCATAATGGCCGCCTGCCGCTTCAGCGGCTTGTTGAGCCTGCGCGGCGAAGTCAGGATTCTCTAATTTAGAAAGATATGCAAACGCAGTTGTTGGCAGCGCTTTCTCAGCTACCTTTCGCATCGCGCCATACCCTGTTAATTCCAAACCTCTAGCAGTTTCTGGAATATTCATAGGGTTGAGCATAGACAGCGTTTCAGCGCCAAATTTATATCCACTGGAAGGAATGTTTGTAATGCCCTCTACAATAGCTTCAGGCCATGTGCGACGTTGATAAGGTATTTCTTCGTCAATTACTGGTGCCTGAGGCATTGTTTCAGAGGACACCGCGCCAAACTGACGTGCGAGCGCGCCATAATCTGGGCCTGTCGCTGCTTGCTCAGGCGCAAAAGATACTTCGCCCGCTGCATCGCTTTTAGCTCCAAATCTTTTAGCGATTGCAGCGTAGTCAACCATTATCGTTTTCCTACTTCCATGCGTTGAATATAAGTTAAAAATTCAGCCGCTTTTTTGCGGTCGCTAAAAGTATGTGCCGCGCCAGTAGGATCTGTTACGGTAAATCCATTTGGTGATTCTTCGACACGCTGACGCATGACACCTTCAGTTCTAATACCTTGCGGATCATACGGGTTCTTATACTCTACGCCTAATAAACGTGTAGCGTTTCGTTTAATGCTGCGATAAGCATTTAAACGCTCGCCGATAGTCAAATCGGAATTGCCAATATCACCGGCTTGCTTTTCAAAACGATCTGCTTCAGACGCCGCCACGCCGGCTGTTGCAAGTCTATTACCCGCAAAAGCTTGCGTAAGGTCAGCCGAGATACGCTTAAGATCTGTATCAGCTCGCGCTGCCGCGCTATCGCGGCCAAATTTACGCGCAATATCAGTTCCTTTTGCGCTTAACATACCGCTAGACGCGCGTCCTAATACAGGCTCAATAAGATCCACGCCCGTGTCGGGGTTATATGCACCGGCAGTTAAGATCTGTTGCATCACATCTTGACGACCACGTTCAGGTGAACCTAAAGGCGCGGCAGCTCGAATGCCTGTTAATCCTGCGTTTCTTGGCGCGCCTGGAGGCGCGGTCATGTCTACGCGAAGATCTGGTTTAGGTTGTCCTGGCGTAGGCGTAATAGGAACACCCGTCGTAACAGGTCGTTCTCCAGGCTGCGCGGGATATGTCAACCAATTTTCGCCGGTTTCTTCGTCACTCTGAAGTACCGCGCCAGGAACACCTGGCATTGGTTGGCTATGGATACGGCCCGCAGGCAATCCTTCGGTGCCTGGAACGACTCTGCCTCCTTCTTCAGGCGCGTATTTACGAATAGCAACTTTTTCTTTACGCTTTGTTTGTGGGTTAATTCTGTCTATATATTCATACTCTTCGCGGCGCTTTCGTTCTTCTTCAATTTGTTTGCTAAGTGAGTCCGCCGTATTAAGATATTTCTGAATTTGTTTACCGTTATAGTTTTCAGATAAATGCGACCCTATTATAGGATCATATTTATTTACTTCTTCTTTTAGATCGGCATAATTGTTTTCGTCCATTCTTGACAACAGATTGCGCGCTACGTCAGTTCTTTTCGTAAGGAGATCTAATTGCGCCGCACTGGCGTCTGCAAGCGCTTTTTTACCTTGTTGTTGTTCTTTAACGCCTTGGGCTTGTTTTTCTGCTATTTCATAAGGGAGCAATTGTTCTTTTGCGCTTATCATCGCTCGCTGATAATCAGCCGTAGCAGCGTGCATTTTTGCTTGTTCTTGCGCGTTCATTACGCTTAACGCTTCTGGTAAATAGCCAGCTTTAGATAAAGCATTATATGCTGCGGGCGATCTAATATCTGTGCCGCCAAGTAAACCAATTAATTGATTCTGTCGGTCTAACTCGCGCTGCGCTAACTCTTGTTGTTGAGCGCGAGCGCCCATCATCTGGTATTGCGCCAGCATGTTCGTAAAGTCAGTGGGCGTGTTCGCTAAGGCGTTGCGCGAAGCTATTGTGTAATCAACTGGCATTTAACTCACCCGTAAATTGTTGGCGCGCCTTTAAAACCTGGGCTAAATCCGGCGGCGTAAGTTGGCATACCGGCTAAATACCCTGCTTGGTTAGCGTATGTAGAAGTTCTGTTCTGTGGAGCAAAACGATCCGCCATGCCGTAAGCCATCATAGCGTTAACTGGCGTCTGTAGCGCGCTTTGAAGCGCTGATGCGCCGCCCATGTAACCTGACGCGCGAGCTTGGCCTACGTTCTCAATAGCCGACGCATAAGGGTTAGCAGCCGCTAAAGCCGTCATCTGAGGACTTGCAAGCCCACCGTAAAGGCCAGCTATTGTGTTGCCAGTGTTGGACGCCATAGTGCCGAGGTTAGCGCCAAGGCCAAACTGATTGCCGGATAGCTGACCACCCATTGTGCCTGCAAGTTGCGATACTGTCCCCGCTGCGCCTGCGCCAGTGCCTGCCAAATTCTGAAGCCCTTGCGTAGCCCTAAGACGGTTTTCCATAAATCGCGCGTAAGCGTTCTGGTATTCTTGGCTTCCCATATCTTGACCAAACCGTGTAGCAGCTTTTAACGCGCCGCCAGATCCAGCCGAGCCACCCGCACGCGCCATGTTGAGCATGGCCTGTTCACCTTGCTGACGCCGAAAAGCGTAGCCAGGATCCATCTGAAGTTCTTCGAGCGTCGGCATACGGGTGTAGTCGCCGCCTACACCATAGAGTTGAGCAAGCTGATTCGTAGCGCCCGCGCCTGCGGTCGTATATGGCTCTTGAGCCGCTACGCCTCTGCCGTAAAATTCTCTTGCTGTTTCAGCGCCTGTGCGGCCTTGAGCTAAAAGATCTTCACGGCCTTTATCGTAATAGCCGCGCGCTTCCGTTGCGCCCTTCTCAGCCATCTCTCGCGCTTGCTGAAGCGCTTGCTGTTGAGCGATATAGCCCAACATGCCGCCCTGTTGAGCGGCTTGGGCCTGTGTGCCAGCCGCACGTTGTGAAGCCGCATAGCCCGCCCCACTACTGAGCGCGCTTGCTGCGGTGCTTCCTAAAAGGGCTAGTGCGAACGGATCCATAATGCCTCACTATAATACTAGGTCTTGATGATGTATAGCACGCCATAGTTCTTTGGCTTTGTTTCCGTACCGCCAGTCGTGGATGTATTGACGGTTATGCCGGTTGTAGATGAAGATGAACTGCCACTATCTACTCTATTATTAGTTTGCCCTGCTGCCGCCTGAATATTCGATGCGTTGGCAAGACCAACAGTGTGAACATGGCCTGGGTCTGTTATTGCGTGGCTGTGGTTTAGATATGTGTCCGCAGCGTAAGTGCCGACAGAGGGGCCAACTGCACCACTGGACGATCCAGTAGCATTGGTGCCCGTGCCCCGCAAAAACATACCGCGAAGATCGGGCACATTAAATGTCGTTGACCCATCGCCGCTGCCCCATGTCGTGCCGATAGCTGCGAACAAGGTGGCGTAAGTTGAACGCGATACTGCGGAACCATCACAAGACAACCAGCTCGTAGGAGCTGCCGTGCCAGCAAAAGGCATAATACAACCTGAAGGCAATACTTGATCGACATAGGATTTAGTGGCCGCTTGAAGCGCCGTTGTGGGAATGGCAGGCAATACTACGGGCACAGTAGACGTTGCCGCCGTGCTATTAACCGTTAGGCGTGTCGCCGCGTTAGTCTTAATCGTAAAGTTGCGGTCGTCGCTCACGGCAAAAATTGAATCTGTTGAATCCGCTGACATGACTGTGCGGGCTGTGCCGCCGGATGTCGAGATCTGAATAGCGCCGCCTGCCACGTCGATAGCGTTGGCTGGCGTTGCGGTGCCAATACCCACCTGACCTGTCGTATCAACGACGAATGGCGATGAGTCAGGATCGGCTGAATCTTGAACGCGGATAGCCGCACCTGCGCCCGTCTGCGTGACAAGAAGCGCGGGGCCGGAGGTGTTAGCCGAAATGGTGACGTTACTGGAGAAGACCGGCGACAGAGCCGTGGAAGGTGCGGCGATATTGTCAACCGTCCAAATCTCAGTGCCGTTCGCATCAGTCAGCTTGAACTTATAGTCGGCTGACGATAGCCAAATATTAGCCTCGCCGCGCGAATCTAAAACAATCGGATTGCTATTAGCCGTGGCGGCGGTTGAATCCGTATAGGTCGCCTGCGGCGTGGTCGTGCCAGCTTCGTAGGTATAGAGAAACCCGCCAGCGAGCGGGACGCCAGCGGCGTCAATAAATTGGGCTTTTGCGGTGGGCGTTACGACGGCCATTATTCACCTATATTACAAGTTACGGTCATAATAACCGAAGGAATAGCAGGACAAAAAGCGGTAGCGGCTTCTGCCGCTATTTGAACATTTGTATTATCAGTTGCCCACATCAGCTCAAAATAATCATTTGTATCCATTCTTAGCACAAAATTCCACGCTGCTACAAACGCATGTCCATTTGCACCGCCTAAAGTAATTCGCGTTGTAGAATTAGCTATGTCAGTGCCACTTACCCGCGCCCAGATATAAACATCTTTGTCGGAGCTATTTGTGGTTACAAGCTGAAGCGAAAACTGAAAGTTATACGCCCCAGGTCTGTTTACATAGATACGCGACGTAGGCGTGCCTAAGTAAACGCCTTCTGATAAGTCTGTGTTATTAAACGTAATTGGATAACCCGTGTTAATAGACGCCGCCGTTTGATCAGTCGTGTCAAAAAAGGTGCCGTAACGTAGCGATCCGCTGCCAAGAAGAATAAATAAATTGTAGAAAAACCGATACCAAGGGCGATTAACGTAATCATTAGACGGATCGTTCATCTGAACGCGCGCCGCTGGGATCTGGGTATCGTTATAGAACTGACTAGGCATTGGTCGGACTCGCGTGCAGTTCAGCACCCATAATGGCTATCTGCACAGGATCCGTGCCCGATATCTCATAGACTCTATCGCGGAGCTTCAGCGTCATGCCAAGCCGTCGCCAGATCGTGCGATAGCCAGTCTGACCGATTTTGCCCATAGATTTCCAGTGCTCGTTAGACCATGTATGCCCACCATCGTCAGACCAACGCAACATGACCTGTGGGTCAGCGCCGATGGTTATGGTGTATTGCGCGTAGTCGCGAATCTTTAAAGCAGACCCAGCGCGGTCAAGAATGTAATTCCCAGCGCGATCATAAATGTAAATAATAGCATTGACTTCCGCCTGACTATATCCTGGGATACCGACACCGGCTTGACAATCTAGCTGAAGGCTATGCTGCGCCGAACGGTTTAGATCGTTCTGACCTGTAGGCAAAGCGCGCCATGAGCGTAGCCATTTCTGTGTCGTGCCCGCTTCAGAATAAACTGTCGGATCGTAAGCAAAAATCTCGCCCGTGCGGTAATCGCCGATAACGATCTCATTGTTAAAATTCATCTGACAATTGCCGCGTGTGCGGGTAAAATTATTGTTTTCCCACCCTGCGCGCTCATGCCACGCGCCGGTCGCCACGTCATAGACCCACGTCGTGTCGGCGTTAGGGAAATTTAGGACATAGAAGCTGTGGCCGTCTTGTTGATAGGTATATCCTACAGCGTCAGATAGCGTCGCGTATTGCTGGATCTGCCATTCGACCGCATGGGTTGAAATGCGCTCGCCGGAGTAGCCTTTAGAACGGTAGACGATACCATTACCGCGTGCGTCTGCGCCCAGCCAGAACAAACCATTGTCGAGCTTGGCAACTGAATAAGCCGCAAGACAACCTATTTCGTTAAACGCGCCTTGGATGCGCGCCATAGGAAAGTCAGGCAATCCAGCGTCATACCAGACCTCAACAGAGTTAGTGCCAAACAGCCAGATCTCGCGGTGATCTACGATCAGCGTAACAAGATTATCCGGCGAACCTTCAGCGCTGGCAAAATAGAGCGGGTCAACGGTCGTGCCTGTAGAGTCCATAACCCAGAAAATTTGACTGTCTGGCTGGTTAAACACAAACCAACCGTCAAGAAAACCACACCCTACAGCGCCTGCGAAAGGCGAAGTAAGTTGAGTTAAGAAAGGACTAAAAGTCAGCGTAACGCCACTATTGGTCGCTGTCGCTGCTGCCGACAAAACAAACGTGGTAGCGTTGGTAACACTGGCTACGGTTGCGCCTGTTGGGATTCCTGTGCCCGATACGGGCTGTCCTGGGTAAAGATATGTTGTGTCGCCGCCCGATACAGTCGTGCTTGTGTTTGTTGTGTTAAACGCAAGCTCTTGATAAGTGCTGTTGTAGATATAACCGTTCGTTCCGGCAGCGATGAACATTTGCCGTCCGTTGTCGGTCATATTAACTTGACTAGATCCTGCAATCGTTCCAATAGCCGTGTAATTCCAATCAGAATCAATACGATATAGCGTCGTAGCTGACACCGCATAGCCGTAGGATGTTGTCGCTGACTCGCCTGGGGCGGGGTCTATTGTATCGCTAGTAAATGTCCAAAGTCCGCGAACCGGCCCTGCACCTAACGTCTGAAGAAAACGCAATCCTGGCGCGCGTTGAAGCCAAGCGGCTTCTTTGCCGCCTTCTGGTATTACCTCTGGAAAGAGATTGACCATGCGGCTGTCAGCCGCATTAGGACTTCTAGTTACATACGAGCTGCCAAGTATCGGCGTCTTCATCAGTAATTGCCCGCATAGATGTTATAGCGCTGACGTGTGCCGACGATGCTGTAAGGCAGAGCCATGATGTCGTCAGGATTATTGATGCGCTTCAGGTCGCGTTTGCTATACATAGCGATCCGGCTGACCGTAGGCGACGGCTCAACGCCAAACTCAGGCGCAAGTTCGCAGGCCAGATTGTAACGGAACGCCCGCAGATACCCAGGCGGGAAAAGGATAGCTGTCGCCAGCGTCGCAGGCTGCGTCAGGCGTTCAACTGAAATGAAATGCCATTCTAACAGTCTTAAAGGGACTGG